CACGCAGTTCCTTTTGAATGGAACCAACGCAGCCATCTTCGACAACTCAATGAAGAACGACCTTGAGACTGTCGGCAACGCTCAGATCAGCACGAGCGTTAAGAAGTTCGGCACGGGTTCGATATATGTCCCGAGTAGCGGCGAAGCGCTGTATATCCGTCCAAACCCATCGCTTGCTTTCGGTAACGGAGCATTCACGATGGAAGCATGGGTATATCCAACAACACTCGCAGGGGCAAAATCGATTTATGAATGCCGGGCATCAGGAAGTTCATCTAGTGGATTTTCGTTTCTCGTATCATCTGGAAACTTGGTTGTATATACCGCGGGTGCGTATTTAGCTGCGTCATCTACTGCAATTAGCGCAAACACATGGACGCATATTGCATTAGTCAGAAGCGGAATTGGATCAAATCAAACAACCTATTATATTAATGGCACGGCATCTGGCACAATTACAATGTCTGGAAACTTTACAGATGCCAACAGTATAACGACGAAAATTGGTGAGTTTTGGCCCGGCTACATCGACGACCTTCGCATCACCAAAGGCGTAGCCCGCTACACCGCTAACTTCACGCCGCCCACTGCGGCATTCCCGAATAAGTAATCGGAGGCAGAAATGATTGTCGCAATTGTTAACAACGGAACCATTGAGCAGACAGGCGATCTGTTTGTCCTGTTCCCGAATGTTTCGTTTCCCGCTTCTGGCCCTTCGGAAGAATGGATGGCTGAGAACAACCTTGTTCCAGTGACCTACTTCAAGGCGTATGACGCAGCCACACAGAAGCTGGTTTCCTGCGAAGCCTATCTGGAAGGCGGCGCTGTATACGCTGTGAACGTGGAAAGCCTTTCTGCTGACGAACTGGCCGCTAAGGATGCGTCAACGATTGCCGCCAACAAGTCAGTCCGCAACAAGAAGCTGGCCGACTGCGACTGGACGCAGCTTGCTGACGTTAACCTGACGGCTGATTGCAAGACTGCTTTCACGGAATACCGCCAAGCGTTGCGTGACGCTGATATGCTTGCGCCTGTATGGCCGGACGCTCCCGCAGAAGAATGGGTTGCCTAACAATGGATATGTCATTCGGCGTTGATACTCTTCTTACTGTCATCGCTGGCATCTTCGCCATCATTGGCGTTTGGAACCAATTGAGCAACCGACTGGCTATTCTTGAAACTAAACTGGAATACGGCGACGAGAAGTTTGGTGCTATCGACAAGAAATTCGATGAAGTCATGATGCACTTGCGCCGGATTGAAGATAAGCTGGATAACAAGGCAGATCGGTAATGGCGTTCAAACTTGGACCTCGCTCACTGATGAACTTGCGCGGCGTGCATCCTGATCTGGTGCGCGTTGTTAAGCGTGCAATCAGCATCTCTAAGGTGGATTTTACAGTTATTGAAGGTCTACGGACTATTGCTCGTCAAAAGCAATTGGTTGCTAGTGGCGCATCGAAAACCATGAATTCCCGCCACATAACAGGACACGCTATTGATATTGCGCCTTACGTTGGCGGAAAAGTGCGCTGGGACTGGCCGTTGTTTATCCCTATTGCAGAAGCGATGAAGGGAGCGGCAGAAGCTGAAAATGTTCCAATTAGGTATGGTGGAACATGGAAACTTCTGTCAGAAACTCCAGTTATCAATATGAGTGTATTACACAAAAAATTCCCAGATGGACCTCATTTTGAGTTGCCAGCAAATTTTTATCCGTAGGAGAAAGTGTGATGGTGTGGAAACAACATCCGATTTACAAAAATTATGCGGTATCTGATTGCGGAAAAGTTCGCCATATAAAATCAGATACGCCGAGAGCAATTCGGCACGATAGATATGGTTATGGTCGAGTTAACATTTTTCATAATGAAAAAACAATTACGCGGCCAGTGCATCGTCTTGTTGCGGAAACGTGGATAGACAATCCAGAAAATCTAAAAACAGTTAACCATAAAGACGGCGATAAATCGAATAATGCAGTCAGCAATTTGGAATGGATGACTGCATCAGAGAATACGAAACACGCGTTTCGGAATGGGTTTGTTAAAACGTGCCATCAAGTCGAGATTGATGGGATTGCATATTACAGCAAGCGCGAAGTTGAGCGCAAAACTGGCATAAACAGGTTCTCACTATGACATTAAAAGAACTTGAAGCCGCATTATTGGAGCGTGTCCGCGTATGGTGGCGGCCTATCGCCTGCGTCGGCATTGCTGGCGGCGTTGTTATTCACGGCATCGTGCTACCCCTGTGGCGGCAAGAGAGCCTTGATCTGATGGGCTGGGCGGCAGTTATTACAGCCTGCTCTACAGCGTTTGCGGTGAGAACTTGGGAAAAGCTAAATGCCAATGATTAATCCATTCATGGGCTATGTGGCGGCAGGCGCTCTTGTTATTGGCATCGCCGCCGGATGGAAAGTCAAAGATTGGCAGTGTGATGCTGCCTATGCGAAAGCTCTGGAAAAGGCTGAAAAGCAACGCAAAGAGCTTCAGGGGAAAATAGATGATATTTCGACTATTTACCAAATCGAGCGCGATAAAGCCGATGTGGTGGTCGCCGGAAAAACAAGCACGGTGCGAGAGATTTACAAAACGCTCCCTGCTGTTCCTGCTGATTGTGCTGTTGATGCTCGTGTTCTCGGGATGCTCGAAAGCAGTATCAGTGACACCAATTCCCGCGCCTCCGGCAAACTTGGCGAGTAACTGCTCTCCGCTTCCTTTGCCTCCTAAAAACATGACAGACCCAGACCGCGCCATCTGGGAAATTGAAATAATTGCCAAATATGGCGATTGTGCGCTACGTCACCGCCTGACGGTTGATGCTTGGAGAGAAGCTGTCCGTCAAAAGTGAATAGAGGGGGTTAGCTATGGCAGCTAAACTTTTATCCGACGAAGAGTTTATCAAGTTGTGGCAAAAGGCTGATGGAAGCCCACGCCAAGTTTCTGAAATGACAGGTATTCCGGAGCGTAGCATCTACAAGCAGCGTAAATCGCTGGCTGATAGGGGCATCGTTCTACAGACAAAGACACGCGGAAACGCTGGCAGCCGTGGCCCTTGGTCTTCAAATGACATTGGCCGCGCATATAAGAACCAGAACGAGATTTTCGTCGATACAGGGACAATTATTGTCTTCTCTGACGCTCATTGGTGGCCGAACCAATGGAAGACTGTAGCCAACGAAGCTATGCACATCCTGATTAAGGAACTGAAACCACGTGCTATCGTAGCTAATGGTGACATCTTCGACGGCGCACGGGTGTCTCGCCACGCTCCTATGGGCTGGTCTGAACTGCCAAGCGTCAAGGAAGAGCTTGAGATTTGCCAAGAGCGTATGGCTGACATTGAGATGCTTCTTCCCAAGGGCTGCGCTAAGTTTTGGAACGTTGGCAACCACGATATGCGCTTTGACCGGATGCTTGTGTCTAATGCGGCGGAATATGAAGGCATCTTGGAGCGATTAGAGAACAAGTTTGACCGCTGGGACTTCGCATGGTTGCTGATGGTTAACGACGATGTGATGATTAAGCATCGCTATCACAACGGCATTCACGCAACGTATAACAATGCCCTAAAGTCCGGCAGAACGATGGTTACAGGCCATCTTCACCGCTTGGCTGTTACACCTTGGGCTGACTATAATGGTCGTCGCTGGGGCGTTGACACAGGCACTCTATCGGACCCACATGGCCCGCAGTTTGATTACGCTGAGAACAACCCTTCTCCTCACACATCCGGATTTGCGGTCCTAACTTTCAAGGATGGGATGCTTCTTCCACCAGAGCTATGCGAGGTGCTAAATGGGAAAGCGTATTTCCGAGGCCAATGTGTATTCGACGGAGGAGATAGCGATGACCATCTCAGCAATTGAGTTTCTCGAAAAAGCCGCTGATCTCATGCTCGAACGTGGGCAGGAGTATGATGCCCCAGATGGTGAGCGCAGCATGGCGGCAACAGTTGCGGCGTTTAACGTTCTAACAGGGAATATCCTGTCCGAGCAGGAGGGATGGCTGTTTATGCTACTCTTGAAACTTGCGCGGCAGCATCAATCACCTGGCTGGCATCAGGATAGCTCTGAAGACGCAATTGCTTACGCTGCTCTGATGGCAGAGGCATGGCAAAACTCTGAAGAAGATGATATAGAGATTGTGTTTACGTTCTCTCCCGACGATTTTGATGAGTAGCTATGGCCCTTATTCCACTCTCTATACCGCCCGGAGTGTATCGTAGCGGCACTGAACTCCAGTCCGCAGGGCGCTGGTATGATGTGAACCTTGTCCGCTGGACTGAGGGTTCAATGGAGCCTGTAGGCGGTTGGGAGCGCCGTGGTTCTGGCACGCTGACAGGTAAATGTCGCGGCCTTCTTACATGGAAAACCAACAGCAACGTGCGTTTTGCGGCGCTTGGAACGTCATCTAAGCTCTATGTGATGACGCAATCTAGTGCGCTTGTGGATATTACGCCTACTGGCTTCACAGCGGGATCAGACGATGCTTCAACGGGTGCTGGCTTCGGCATTGGCAATTATAGTGCTGGCTATTACGGCACACCTCGTCCTGATAGCGGTTCTGTAACTCCTGCAACAACGTGGTCTCTGGATACATGGGGCGAATATCTCGTCGGCTGCTCGACATCTGACGGCAAGCTCTACGAATGGCAACTTGACTTCACAACGCCTACCAAGGCCGCTGCAATCACCAATGCGCCCACAAACTGCATTGGCCTACTCGTTACCGCTGAACGCTCCCTGTTCGCTCTGGGGGCTTCTGGTGATGGCCGTAAGGTAGCTTGGTCGGACCTTGAGAACAACACGATCTGGACACCGGCTTCTACGAACCTTGCTGGCAGCATCGAACTTCAGACGACAGGCCGCATCGTTACCGCCAAGCGCGTTCGTGGGCAGAACCTAATCCTGACAGACATTGATGCTCATACACTGACATATGTTGGGCAGCCTTTCGTTTATACCGCGGAAATTGCTGGCCGTGCGTGTGGTGCTGTATCGGCTAACTGCGCTGCCGTTCTAGATAACTTGTGCGTTTGGATGGGCGCTCGTGGCTTCCATATCTTTGATGGTTATGTAAAGCCGTTGCAGTGTGACGTTTACGACTACATCTTTAACAACATTAACACGAACCAAATCTCCAAGGTTTACGCTGTTAACAACGCTCAGTTTAATGAGGTGTGGTGGTTCTACCCATCCGCCAATTCAAACGAGAACGACAGCTATGTTGCATGGGATTATGTCGAAAACCACTGGACGATTGGCACGCTGGCCCGCACTGCTGGCACAGACCGAAGCGTATTCCGTAACCCAATTATGATTGGCGCGAACGGCTACATCTACGACCACGAAGTTGGTCTGAACTACGATAGCGGAACGCCTTACGCTGAGAGTGGTCCAGTGCAGATCGGGAATGGCGATAACATCATGTATGTTAACGAGATGATCCCTGACGAGCGTAATCAGGGTGGCGTTACGGCGACATTCAAAACCCGTTACTATCCTAATGGCAGTGAAGAGAGTTACGGCCCTTACAGCCTGACTAATCCGACATCTGTTCGCTTTAATGGCCGTCAGGTAAAGATGCGCGTTACAACCACAACACCAGCGACAAGCTGGCGAGTTGGCACGCAGCGTCTAAATGCTGTAGCTGGGGGCCGTAGGTGACACTGAAGCTACCGCCGCCTCCTGGCGCATATAATCCTGCATATGAGGCGCAACGTAACCGCCTTATCGAGCTTTATTCCAACACCCTTTACGAAAAGGGGCAGGACGTAGGTGTTTACCAGCCTGCCAAGCTGATTGTCTCGGATGCCTCTTTCATTACCACTGACAGCCACACGCCCGCTGAGGGTTCTTTGTCGTGGAATACAAATGACGGCACGCTCGACATTGGTATGGAATACGGCGTTATCCAACAGGTCGGCCAAGAGGTTTACGCCCGCGTAGAGAACATGACCGGCGTAACACTGCCAAACGGCACTGTTGTCGGCTTCTCTGGCGTTGGCGCGAACAACGTCCTGTCCGTATCAAAGTATCTAGCTGACGGCTCCACGCCTACGCTCTACATTCTCGGCGTGCTTACCCACGAACTGCCTGACAGTGGCGAAGTTGGTTACTGCACCACATTCGGCCACGTTCGCGGCATCAACACGAGCGCATTTAGCGTTGGTGATGTTCTCTACGCATCACCGACTACGGCTGGAGCATTTACCAACGTCAAGCCAACTGCGCCTGACAACGTGGTTCCCGTTGCTGCTGTCCTCAAGGTTGGAACTACGGATGGTGAGATATTCGTCCGCCCAGCCATTGAGCAGCAATACTACAACGGCCAGTTTACCAAGAACACGACAATCACTCCGGCGGCAGCCAATACGGCATATGCGCTTGCGTGGGACACGACAGTCATCACTGAGGGCATTACCCTTACAGGAAGCCCTACAACGCGCCTGACAGTGGCCCACAGCGGCCTCTACAACTTTGCCGCACGCATCCAGTTCTCGTCTGCAAACGCTAACGCAAAAGCGGCGTGGATGTGGCTGAAGAAGAACGGCACGACAAACATTGATTCAAGCACGGCTGTAGGTTCGCTTAAAGACAGCGGTGGCTACACGGTTCTGGCCATCAATGACTTCGTGTCACTGGCCGCTGGTGACTATGTGGAACTATTCTGGGCGGTGGATGACACTGGCTTGAAACCAACTAACGTAGCGGCAACAGCTTTTGCTCCATCCGCTCCGACAGCCCATGTGGCGGTTACTCAGGTTCAGCAATGATACCAGTTTACGAACAGTTTCATGCGCGCCGAAAGTATATCGAAGACGCATTAGAATACACCAAAGGCACGCACACACTAGACGATATTTGGAATGGCGTAGTTAGAGGTGACTTTCAGTTCTGGCCCGGTGACAAGTCGGCAATCATAACTGAGATACAGATATATCCCCAGACCAAGGTAATGCACATCTTCCTTGCTGGTGGAGACTTAGAAGAGCTTCTCGAAATGGAGAAGTCAGTAAGAGCGTATGCTAAAACTATTGGCTGTAATTCTATGTCAATATCTGGTAGACGGGGTTGGGTAAGGATTTTC